ACTAATCAAACAATATTGAAAGGTGTCTAAATGCTAATAAGGCTATGTACCATGCCGTATAGTCACATCGAGGGTGTCAAGGTAGGTATAGTAGGCAACAGGCTATAGACATAAGGAAAAGGCAAGGAAAGGTGTCACACAGGCGAAATAGGCGGGTATGTGTACAGGCACACATGAGGTAGGTGGGTGAGGCACTGACATACGACACTGATGGGCTATTGGTAAGGTGTCTAAAGGCATTGGCAAGGCACACATAGACAGGGTGTTACACCCAATAACAATACTGATAGGCACAAATTAAGGTCTGCCTACCTCACACTATCACCCTGTCACCCAACATGTTACCCACTAACCCAACTGCCTGCCTCACCCAATAACAATTGACATAAGCAGTTCATATCTAATTCAATAGGTGTCAATCCCTGCCTAATGTCCTGTTATCAATAACAATACAGTAAGACAGTATATCAATGTATGGCTATCTATCCATGTACGTAATGGCATACCACATTACTAAGGTATCACTATACAACAAAGGCATCAATGTCACAGGCAAGGCATGTATAAGGCTAATAAGGTAGGGTGGGTGTCAAGGTGGGTGTCAATGTCAGGGCATCAAGGGGGCGGGGCGATCTGGGCGCGGGCCGCTGAATGGCGCCCAGCCTTTTCTAATGACATTAGGTGCCCGATACAATGCCTTGATGCCTAAGGTGTTATGCCCGTTGACATTTGACATGTGGCTGCTGGGCGGTTGCCCTATTCGCTTAGGTGTCAGGGCTTTAGGCAGGGCGGTGGCTTGACACCCCCCCGGGCGTTTGACGTGTGTAATTCAGGGCTGCGGCGGAAGTACCCCTTGATAATTGTCCAAATCTATTTCGTAAAATTAGACATTTTCAAGCCCCACCCTCTGCCCTGACTCCCCTTGATAAAGACATCAATTCCCCTTGACATTGACATTAGACACACGACATTAGACATTGACACCTCGACACCTAACGCGATTCCCCTTGACACCGTTGCCCTGATGCCCTTTGATAATTGTAGTGACACCTCTTGACAAGCCCGTCAGCCCCCTCGACAAGTGTTTATATAGGGGAATGTAAAAAGGTGTCACAAGGAGTATGCGAAATTGACAAGCGACATAGGCTTGATGCCTTCGCAGCATCGCAGAAAAAATTTGTAAAAAATATTTCGGAAAAATAGACAAGGTGTCACACGGCTATTGACACCTCTTGACACGGCTGGGAGGGGGAAAAAAATTTTGGCCGTGTAACGTGTTCAGCCTTAATGAAGTAAAAATTCATTTAAAAATAATTGTGGGTGTCACATTGTGGTGTGGAAAATGTCATTTAACTTTACTGCGTAAACGCAGTAATGCTCGGATGACTTAAGGAGCATAAATTAGATTCCCCAATGGACAGAAAGACACCACAGCAATGGAATGACAAGCGGCCGCAACAAGCGTACGAGTTGGCATTGTTGGGGGCTACCAATAAGATGATGGCAGACGTCTTCGAAGTCAAGGAACAGACAATCGATTATTGGATTAGGACGAAGCCGGAATTCAAGGAGGCTGTCCATCGCGGAAGAATGATGACAGACGCCAAGGTTGCCAAAGCCCTCCTTCAGTGTGCCATGGGGTACGAATACTATGAGGAGCACGTGGTGATGATTAAGGGTGAGGCCGTTGTGCGGCGAATTAAGAAAACTGTCCCGCCCAATCCTTGGGCCGCTGCCAAGTGGCTGACGATACGACAGAGGGCCCTGTGGGCTGACGTGCATAAGACAGAGGCAATCAATACCAACGTCAATGTGTTTAAACTTGACTTGTCAGGGTTGTCAACTGACGAACTCAAACTTGTCGAGAAATTAGGTATCAAACAACTTACGCAATATGCTGGCGAGAACTAAGATGCCGGGTCAAACGGATACGCTTGAGAAACGTGCCATACCAAGGCGGGGGAGAGCCAGCAGCGAAATGTTGTTAGAAGCCATCAAAAACCCAACCGCCGTCACCAGGGAGCTAAACAATCGCTCCCTTTACCATTTTCTACAACACTTTTGGCCTGTTGTGTCTGCTCATAAGTTTCACGGCAACTGGCACATTGAGTTGATGTGTCGCGAGCTTGAACAGGTTGCCGAGCGTGTTGCGGCACATTTGCCAAGAAAACATGACTTAATTATAAATGTACCCCCGGGGTCAACCAAAACGATTACCTGCTCAATTATGTTTCCGGCTTGGTGTTGGACCCGTTGGCATTGGATGCGTTTTATTTGTGCCTCTTACTCTTCGGCACTCTCGATGGAATCTGCCGAATATTGCCGCGACTTGATACGCAGTACGGCATTTCAAGAAATGTACCCCGAAATAGACATCAAGGAAGATAAAGATACGAAATCAAACTTCAAGGTTGTCAAGCGTCTTCCATCAACACCCGGGTACATGCCGAAGACATTATCAGGGGGGAGTCGTTACTCAACGTCAGTAGGAGGTACGTTGACAGGGTTCCACGGTGATATACTGATAGTGGACGACCCGTTGAATCCGCAACAGGCCGTGTCAGACACCTTACTGCGGTCGGCAAACGATTGGTGTGAGAGAACACTTTCCACACGTAAGACGGACAAAGCAATTACCGCTACCATATTTATAATGCAGAGACTGCACCAGGACGATCCTTCCGGACACCTGCTTGCCAAAGACAAACGCAATGTCAAACACATTTCTCTGCCAGGGGAAAGTCTAAATTTTCAGAAGCAAGTAAAACCGCATCAACTGTTACAATATTATAAAGACAATTTACTTGATCCTGTTCGTATGCCTTGGTCTGTATTGAAAGACTTGGAGGCGGACTTAGGTCAATATGGTTATGCAGGGCAGATAGGGCAGAACCCCGTACCGCCCGGAGGGGGCATGTTTAAGGTGGACAAGATAATGACCGTAGATGGACTTCCAGACGGAGTTTCACGCATTCATACCGTTCGTTATTGGGATAAGGCTGGTTCACAAGGTGCCGGGGCCTTTACTGCGGGCGGGAAAATGTCTGCTTTATCCAATGGAAAATGGCTCATGGAAGACATGACACGTGGTCAGTGGGGTACGGATATACGGGAGCGTTGGATTAAGAGCACCGCCCTGGGGGACACGTCTGAGGTGGTTGTGTGGATAGAGCAGGAGCCGGGATCGGGTGGAAAAGAATCAGCCGAGGGTACAATAAGGAATTTGGCCGGGTGGTCTATCTATGCCGAACGGCCTACGGGTGATAAGATATTTCGCGCCGACCCGTTCTCCGTACAAGTTAACAATGGTAACGTGTGGATGATGCGAGGTGATTGGAATCAGGCTTTGATTGAGGAACTTCGTTTCTTTCCATATTCTACTTATAAGGACCAGGTGGACGCAATGAGCGGAGCCTTTAATAAGTTAGTGCAAAAGAAAATTTGTAGGAGGGTAACATAATGGACTTAATCTATCACGCAGCATTTGGGTTTCTAATCAGTGGGCTGATTGTTTTGCTTTTTGCAAAAAGAAATCCTGAAACACATCTTCGTCCGAATCTCCCAATGGTAATTGCAGCGATTCTTCCATTGCTTATTGGATTTGCCAAAGAGGCTTATGACAAATGGATTGGGCCTGGCAACCCGGAAATGGCTGATGTGACATTTACTTGGTCCGGAGGATTGGCAGCTATGTTTCTTATTCTTATCATCGACTTATTCAGAACAGATAAATACTAACAATTATGGGAGCAATTTTAACAGGTCGTGTAAAGTTCTTTAATGAACAAAAAGGTTTTGGTTTCATTGCCGGTGATGATGGTAAGGACGTTTTCGTTCACAAATCAGGAACATTAGATGTCATCAAAAAAGATGATGCAGTACAATTCGAAGTGGAAGAGGGTAAGAAAGGTTTAAAAGCTGTTAAGGTTAAACGAATAAAATCATAAGACAATGGCAAATGCTAAACGTAATGGGGATGCTTACAGATATGCAGTAGTTGATACTGCACTGGCTCCCGGTGGTGGTGGGTACTTCACGGATGAAGTTGCTCCACGCAGTGAACACATTGGGAGAATGTATTTCTCCATACGTGAGACATCTCCAGATTCTACTGCTTCCGTTGGGACTGTGAAGTTGCAGTTCAAATGTGCAGGAGATACAGGATGGACAAACTACTTGAAAGGTGGTACTGATGATTGGCCTATTGGCTGCCGTGTGATGATAAATGATTTTGCGGCAGGTGTTGTTTGGCGTGCTGGCATTGCTGATGATGCTGACTATACTAGTGGTAGTTTAACATTTGGATTTGATTGGTAGGCAATGGCAAGTGAAGCATTTGCAGGAGTAGGGACAAAGTTCCAACGATGGGATGGAGCAGCATGGCAAGACATTGCTGAGGTTAATTCCATTGATGGTCCGGGAATGACCAAGGACGTTCTTGAGGTTACGTCATTGGATACGGATGCAGGATACAACGAGTTCATTACAGGATTCGCTGAAGGAGGGACTCTCACACTGGATATGAACTTTACAAGAGAGACCTATGAATTGATGAAAGAGGATTTTGAATCAGATGAGGTGCGGTCTTATCGAATTCAATTACCGGATTATGATTTAGAACCAAGTACATTTACAATAGAAGGGTTAGTAATCGAATTACCTATAACGATGACAGCAGATGATAAAGTAACAGCCGACGTTGTTATACAGATAACAGGTCAGGTAATATTGGATGATGGGATTTCGTGGCAGACCTATTGGGATACATTATTTACAGGAGTACCATATGTTTCGTCCCAAAATCCATTAGGAGAATATTTAAGTCGCACAATAATAAAAAAAGGCGATACTTTTCTGCATTTTGGCGAGGAATCAACCGATAACCCTGTTTTATGGTGGATAAGTTTTAGAAGAAGTTTCGACGGCTTACGATTTACAAGTACTTCCTCTCCAATATTCCAACCAGGGAATGTCGGCGAGTTTGATGAATGGGGACAGGCAGACCCAAGTGTGCTATATGAAGGTCCGGGTAACTGGAAGATGTGGTTTGATGCGTTAAATGGCAGTAATGTCTGGGATAAACTTGGATACGCCACTTCGAGTGATGGATTGAGTTGGAATAAATATGGTTCAGTTTTAGAGAGAGGTGCTGCGGGCGCATGGGACGATAATCTTATTCATCACCCTTGCGTAATTAAACACAATGGTATTTACTATATGTACTATTCTGGCGTAAAGGCCCCCTCAGGTGTGAGATATCAAATAGGGCTTGCTACTTCACCTGATGGGATTACATGGACAAAAGAAGCCTCTAATCCGATAATACCCTATGGAAGTGCAGGAGAATGGGATTCATCATATGTAAGACCATCTAATCCAGTAAGAATTGGGAATTTATGGTATATGTGGTATTGGGGAACAAATGGAACAACACATGCTATCGGACTTGCCACATCTCCTGATTTGGTTAATTGGACAAAACAAGGTAAGGTATTAGAACAAGGAGCTAGTGCAAGTTGGGTTAGACTTGTTGAAGGAACTGATGGTAGGGATAAGATAGCACAAATATATTATGTGGCGAGAGAAGCTCCATACGGTGTTGGATTAGCGAAAGCAACGGTAAGAAATAACCATACTAGTATAGACAATTTTGAAAAGGATTCCGTAGCGTATGGTGATACTGTAAAAGGCACAACTAATGCTGCCTATTCTGCTAATTATATTTATGGCGGCAGAGTAACAGTTGCCGCTCCTTGCACGCCTAATAAAATTAGGCTCTATCTACCAGCTTATCAAAAACCATCTTCCGGAAAGATACGTTGTGCTTTATATGCGAATAGCGAAAACGCGCCCACTGATCTAATTGCCGTTACTGAAGAAAAGGATTGGTCAGATATATATTCTAATGCATGGAATGATTTCGAATTCCTTACTCCTCCTGCATTAAGCGCAGGTGATTACTGGGCAGCAACAAATTCGAATGCTACATATCGAAGAGAGAAAACCGCCGGAGGTAGTGCAAATTGGTTTAATAAGGCTCAGACATACGGAGATTTTCCAAGCACTATAACGTCTCCATCCATAAGCGCATTTAGTGGTCATGATGTGCATTTAGTAGAAGAAAATCCAAATAATGTTTTTATGGTTGCTTTGGCTAGCGAGCCTTCAAATGTTTATTTCAATAACATAAAGGGAAATAAGCAAACATTAAAAAGTGCTGTTAATTCAGAGTTTGATTGGTATTGGGCAGATGGTATGTTATATATTTATAGTGGCGTGGAGCATCCTGATATAAGATATGTAATAACTTATGAGTAGTAGCACTCAATATAACTAAATGGGGATATTTAAGAAACAAAATGCGTAGTAGCAAATAGACTCCACCAAAATTAGAATGAACGTTTTAAGAAAATATAAGAAATTTACAGAGGTTAGTGAGATGTTCTTAGCTGAGAAGATCATTTGAGGCATTCTGATTTAAGTGCGACTCAGCATTATGTAAAGAAGGTACTTGGTGAGCAGAATAATGCAATTCGTACACAATTTCCAAATCCGTTATTAGTAAACTGTCAGATATAGATAAGTCAAATGTTTAAAGAAAGGAGGAAGTATGGAACCGTGTACTAAAGCAAAGGAGATTGAACAAATCAGTAAACGATTGGACGCGATTGAAGAAGACATTGATGGAAATGGAAATCCTGGGATAAAAGGAGAGTTAATAATGATTAAGGATGAGCAGCGAGCAATGAATAAGATAATGTCTGCACTAAACACAAATGTATCTGCTCTATTAATTTTTCAGGCTGAGGTAAACACCGCTGAGAAACTCAAACAGCGTATCAAGATGAATACTGTGAATGTGGTAAATATCATTATAACTGCTATCATAGGGATTGCGGCTGTTGCTGTTGCACTAATAGTGAAATCATAATGCCAAAGTATTCAACATTATCAAAAGGCCGTTTGGCAACTTGTCATGAGGATTTGCAGACTTTATTCAATGAGGTCATCAAATATTATGACTGTACTATCGTTTGTGGGCATCGTGGGGAGATTGCACAGAATGAGGCGTATGCTGCCGGAAACTCTGAAAAACCGTGGCCGCTTTCCAAGCATAATAAGTGGCCGAGTTTAGCAGTAGATGCAGCACCATTTGAAAAAACTGCTATTGATTGGGGGAAATTACAGTCTTCCAACTTTGCAGGGTTTGTGATGGGTGTTGCTGAAATGCTATTTGCTGAAGGTAAAATTACACATCATATCCGTTCTGGTGCAGATTGGGATATGGATGATGATGTTGATGATACAAAATTTTGGGATGCTTGTCATTTTGAGATTGTAGAATGAAATATGAAGAGCATATAGTGGTAGAAGGTTTGCGTAAGGGGGATTCTCAAGCATACAAAGCGATGGTTCGTCGTTTTCAAATGTCATTGTATGTATTAATCTTTAATTTTGTCAATAACAAAGATGATGCTGAAATGTTAATGACACATTCATTTGAGGATGCCTGCCTAAAGATTAAGTATTATCAACCAACAAATAAGTTTAGTACTTGGTTGTTTTCTATAGCAAAGAATAACTGTATTGATTTTATAAGAACAAAGAACAGACGTATTACTGAAGTTCCCCTTACTGAAGATTGTAAGTTTATTTCTTATGGAGTAGAAACGCCAGAGGATTTATTTATTTACAATCAGCAGATGGAGATGGTAGAACGGGCAGTGTCAAAGTTAAAGTGTAAAACTCGGCTAATGGTTGAGGAGTATTACTTTAATGGATTGCAATTTCATGAAATTGCTGACAAGTACCAAGAACCTTCCTCAACAATTCGAGTGCGGGTTCTTCGAGCAAGAGAACGTTTAAAAGAGTTACTAACCAAATAAAGAGAGAAATGAAAAAGATTATTGGTTTTATCATGGTGCTGCTTCTTGCAAGCAGTTGTACGTGTATGCTAGCACAAATTCCGCCACAGTATATACAGGTTGGGACAAATTGTGAGGCAGTTCTTCCGGATTACACCACGCCTGAATTCATAAAGGTGGAGGATAATTGCCAAATAAAATCGGTTACGCAGGACCCTGTGGCTGGTACTATTCTTAACGCAACCAATCCACAGATTACCGTAACAATTACAGCAACTGACGCATTTGACAACTTTTCTCAGGTGTCTTTCGTGGTTAAGGCGGTTGATACCGTTCCACCGACTATCATTCCACAGGGCAGTCTTATTGCTGATAATTGGGAAGTGATTAACAATATGTATGATGTTGCTGATAAACTATTGGCGGAACAGGAGGCCTTCTTCGATTCCAATTTTGATTGGGAGGCAGCAGGGATTCCAGAAGACATGCGTCCAATAGATCAGTACAACAAAAAGGTACTGAGCACTTTAACATCCCCCGCTCATGCTACTACAGGATATGGTGGAAGGTTTACATTATTTTTGAGCGTAAATGATTCATACATAGCAAAATGAAAAAGTATTTAATCATACTATTCTTATTTCCAGTTTCATTATTAGCACAGGTTAATTTGTCATATATTGGACAGACCTTTATTGACACTACCTGCACAAATGTGAATGGTATATCTATTCCACGAACTGATCTTGCTACATTTGTATTTAAGAACAATTATGTGGAAGCCTGTAATACAGGTGGGTATATGCTTCAGGCAGGTGTAGAAAGTAATACTTATCCACAATATGTCAATACCTTACCAAATAGTGAGATTATAGGAAATAAGTTTGTATGGACGGGGGATCAGAATGCTAATACAATAACGCATGGTATTTTTACAGGATATGAAGCTAACGCTCGTATTATGTATAACTATCTTGATTATGTTCCAATGGGAATCATTCGTAAATCCAATGGCATGACAGATAGCACTGGCGTTGTTGCTTATAATATTATTCGAAATCCTCCGGCAGTTGGAGTCGTGGTTAAAGGAATGAATGGAGTCAGGATATATAATAACACATTCTATTCTGAAGATTCTACCTACACAAGTCCTGGTATTGGTACATGGAGAGGTTTAATTGATGTTTACATGAATACGGACGCAAGTGCCGGAGTGATTGGGACGGCTACTCATACCAAAATTAAAAATAACATCTTTTATACTCGTCACCAAATACGTAATATAAACGTGATGGATGAGGAGTGTTTGGAAGGGTTTGAATGTGATTACAACATTTATTGGTGTGAGGACGGAGATCCTATATTTGCGTTAGAGGGTCAACATTACACATTTACCGAATGGCAAGCGTTGGGATACGACACTCATTCAATGATAATGAATCCTCACTTTAAGGACTTCATCAACTTCGTTCCAGAGTTTCGTTTGCAGTGGGGGACACCTACCGAATTTGATATGGGGATTGCAATGAGTGATTATTGGAAGGCAGGGTTTGATATGCAGTTGGTAAAACAGAGAGGTTATTGGCAACAGGGTGCAAGAATCTATGAAGGAGATATGGTTATTTTCTTTCGTAGTGGTCAACTGCTCTATGGTGATTCAATAAGTATTCCTCTTACTACTGGAAAGATTATTCTTAATCAAACAGAACTAATTATTCAGCAATGACTTGTTTTGGTAAAATGTTTGGTAGCGTTGATGACCGGCCTTTTGATTCGGTCCCATTTCGTATTGTAACTTTTGGTAGAAATGTGTACAGTGGTGGCAATAGCTTGAAAGGGTGTGTAAATGATTCTTTGCTTTTACCACAACCACTGCTTTCGGCATTTACTGAAGTGGATGTTCGGCGTTATACGGATTATCAGGCTACGGTAAAGAATTACAAGTGGGCTGCTTCCCAAGCAATCGCTTCATTACAGCCCGGAGCTACCGTTGTTGTGATAGCTGATAGTTGTTTTTCTGAGGGTATAACCAAAGGCAATCCGCATGATATGTTCAATGGGAAGCCGGTAAGAAATCGTTTCCTTCCAAATCCTGCCGTGCCTATTGGAATGCCGGTAAAGCATCAGATATTTCGTTCTGGTCATTTACGTTGGTTGGTCATAAGTGCTTGTCAAGAGAATCAGACTGCGGCAGATGCTTATTTCTCAGATATCAAAAAGTACATGGGGGCATTGTCTTACGGCCTTCGTCGTGGATTTGAGAAAGGTATGACTTGGCAGGAGTGGTTCAGTATGGCTGCTGCTATTCTTTACCAACTTGAATTCAATCAGATTCCCACACTTGATGGTCCGGCAGCGTTAAAGAATGAAATCATTGGGTCTAGTCAGACATTAATTTTGCATAACTCTTCCCATGGAACACAATTAAATGATATTTCTGGTGATGAGATTGATGGGGTAGATGAAGCACTTGTATTTGATGATTATTTGCCAGATGATGAAATTCATGTAATGTTGCAAAATATTCCTTTATTGTCTAATTAAAACAAATTGTCATGACAACACAACAGTTTTTTAAAGGTCTGTTTATGGCACTGATGGCAGTGATTGTAGCGGCGTTTTCCCAAACCCCTATTGATTATCTGCTTCTTGCTGTAACAGCAGTGAGTACAATCTTGACGTACACAGGAAAGAATCTTGTGGCAGTTCTCCATTCTGATTCTCCTGCTGGGGCACTCAGTTGGATAAACCTTGCATCAGGTCTTCTGATTGCCCTTGGTACTGCGGCATTGCAGTCATTCGGGCAGTTCGTTATTGAAGGAGTAGTAATTTGGTCTATCGTATGGAAGGTGGCTCTATCAGCCGCATTCACATATCTTGGTGGTACTTTCCTTGCTCCTCCGTACAATACAACAAAAGTACGAGTGTTTGGCAGTGTACGAAAAGCCGCTTAAGTAAAGAAGTTCCGGGGTGAAAGATCCCCGGAACTATTCTAACAATTAACTTGTCAAGTGATGGAACGAACGAAAGGAATAGTCAAACAAGATGCCGGGTTGGTAGCCTACGCCCAATTACTTGGTGACCTTGTTGGTAGGATGCAACTTGCCACAACACTTGGCATGCAATACGCGGGAGAGCGTGATATCTATAAAGCCTTGGGGTATCCACAGACAAGTGATTTAAAATTTGAAGATTATTACGGTAGGTATTGTCGGCAGGATATTGCGAAGGCTGTTATTGACAGACCGGTTCGTGGTACGTGGCAAGGTCCACTTGAGTTAATTGAATCAGAGGAAACAAAAGATACAGAGTTTGAAAAGGCCTGGGTTGCTTTAAATTTGAAGCTCAGTTTAAAAGCAAAGCTTTCTAGACTTGATAGGTTAACCGGTCTTGGGCGATATGGGGTTCTTTTACTTGGACTTGATGATGTTTCCACACGTGAAGGGTTTGAAAGACCTGTAAAGGAGGGGGCTCGTACTTTAAAATATGTCAAGCCTTTTGGAGAAACCAGTGCAAAAATACTTACCTATGTCACAAATCCAAGTGATGAGCGTTTTGGATTACCATTGATGTATGCCATTGAAACGGTTAATATCAGTACAGGGGCAACAATACTGACAAAGGTTCACCACTCACGGATGTTACATGTAACCGATGAGGCGTTAGAATCAGAGATATACGGTATTCCTCGATTACAATCCATCTACAACCGCTTGATGGATTTGGATAAGGTTATTGGTGGGGATGCTGAGATGTTTTGGCGGGGTGCCCGTCCTGGGTATGAGGGTAAAGTTGATCCTCAATATACGATGACTCCTAAGGGGCGGGAAGATTTAATTTCACAGATATCGGAGTATGAAAATAACCTACGCCGTATCCTCATAAATGAAGGGGTTGAATTAAAATCATTAGCACAACAAATTGCCGACCCCTCTCCACACTTTATGGTAATACTCCAAGCAATATCGGCAGAGACTGGAATACCTGTACGGGTGTTAACAGGTAGTGAACGTGGTGAGTTAGCAAGTTCGCAGGATGCTGGGGAATGGAAGGCCTACGTACAAGCCCGCAGGGAGGAGCACGCGGAGACTAATATAATACGCCCACTTGTAGGGATGCTCCTTAAATACGGCGTTTTACCAAGCCTTAAGACGGAAAATTACACGGTTAAGTGGAACGACCTGTACTCCCTCAGCGAAAAAGACCGTGTTGAGATTGGTAAGTCAAGAGCCAATGCTTTAAGAGAGTACACCTACAGTCCAATGTCTGAGGCTATTGTTCCGCCGGATGCCTTCTTTGACTTGTTCTTAGGGTTGACCCCGGAACAGATTACACTTATCCGTGAGCAACGTGATGAGCTTATTTCACAAGAAGACTTGTATGACAAGATTTTGGGAGAGTTGGAACCTGAGCCTGTTGTAATGCCAGGGCAGTCCCCGGCAGGTGGTACAAAGAGCACACCGGCCAAGCCGACAAAGAAGAATACAATGAGCAGAACAAAATGAGTGAAGTAGCAACATATACTGAAGCCGTTCGTAAGAACTACGATCCTACGCATACGACCGCATTGAGAAACGCTTTCGCAGCAGACTTCCGCAGGCGTTTCAAAGAGTTGGCTGCCGTAGTTGCCATAGGTGTTTACCAAAACGACTGCTTTGGTTTGAAAGAGAAATTACATACCTTCCAAATGCAATCTCCTCCAAGAGAAGCTTATGCGTTCTTACGGAGCCAAGAGAAGATTGCGGCGTTTATGAAGTGGTTAGAAAAACAGGTGGAGTTAGGTATTTTGACAATACAGGATCTTGATCAAATAGGTACTGCAATTGAATCCGTTTGGACAAATAAATACATCTACGATTCTTATAAAAGAGGGGTCCTCAGAGCGCGGTATGAGATGGGGCAACTTGGTATGGAACTCACTCCACTTGAAATGATAGGAGGGGCTGCAACATTGTTGGGGTTACCAATGCATTTGGATCGTCTTGGTTTACTGTACACAAGGCTATTCACAGATTTAAAAGGGATCACTTCCGCAATGGATTCACAAATTAGTCGTATATTAGCTCAGGGATTAGCGGATGGAGATGGTCCGCGATTGTTGGCTCGTAAGTTAGTATCGACAATTAATGGTACAGGAATGGGTGATTTAGGCATAACAGATACATTAGGTAGGTTTATCCCTGCCGCACGACGGGCTGAGATTCTTGCTCGCACGGAGATTATTCGGGCACACCATTTGGGTACCATACAAGAATACAGAAATCAAGGTTTATTGAATATTGTAGTAAAGGCTGAATGGAAAACGGCTGGGGATGATCGCGTATGTTCAAAGTGTGCCAGTTTGGAAGGGAAGGTTTTCACGTTGGATGAGATAGAACCAATGATACCACAGCATCCACAATGCCGTTGTATTGCACTTCCATATATTGAGGAACTTTTGAAGTATAAAATAAGGTAGGAGGATAAAAAGATGCCAAGAGGTGTTTATATACATAAAAAAGGAAGGAAAATAACTTGGGGTGATAAAATATCTGAAGCTTTAAAAGGTCATACATTTTCGAAAGAACATAAATTACAATTAAGTGAATGTCACAAAGGGTATGTTATGCCTGAGGCACAAAAGGAAAAGATACGAAAATCTTGTTTAGGAAAGAATAAAGGTAAAAAAATATCTGAGGAACATAAGAATGTGCTTCGTAATATAAATAAAGGAAGGCAGCTATCTGAAGAAACAAAAAGAAAGATTGGTAATAAATCAAGAGGTAGACATCATACAAAAGAAGCCAAAGAAAAAATTAGGAGATTTACAACAGGTAGAAAAAGACCAGAATTGACAGGGGACAAGAATCCAATGCACACCCATCCCAATTCATATAAATCTAAATTTGGAAAATGTGGATATAGACAAGATATTGGAATTTTTGTAAGATCAAGGTGGGAAGCAAATGTATATAGAATATATAAGTATTTGGGATATAAAATTGAGTATGAACCAAAATCATTCAAACTTTCTGATGGTAGAACGTACCGTCCAGATTTTTATATCAAGGAATTAAATTTGTGGATAGAAGTAAAAGGATGTTGGTTAAAAGATGCAAAAAGTAGATTTGATTTATTTCAATTGGATTATCCTGAAATAAATATTCAGGTGATTGATCCTCTTAAATATAAAGAATTATTACAAACATACTCAAGTAAAATAAATATGGAAGGGTAATGCTATGTGGGACATAAATGATGTAGATAAGCACAAGAAGGGCTTGAGTGACAAACAAAAGAAACAATGGGTGCGTATTGCCAATGTCGCTTTGGCATTGTGTATGAAGAAAGGTGGTACTGATGAGGAGTGTGCTGCCAAGGCAATAAAACAGGCAAACGGCGTTGTTAACGCAAACAGTGGTGCTTACGCAGTGTACAAGAACCGACCTGACTCGGATTATGAGGTAACGCTTACTGTACATCAGGAAAGGCCCTGTTATGTGGTACCTGTTGTAATGATGGTAGAGGGGGTGCATAATGGAAGCCATGGGCCACTTCTACATAAGATTGATGAACTTGGGAAAATTCCGGCTGCTTGGAATGGTATCCCTGTTGTGATGGATCACCCGGAGGATGAGGCCGGTACTCCGATTTCAGCGAACTCTCCCGAGGTTATTGATAAGCGAACAGTTGGACGGGTATATAATACGAATGTCGATGGGACGAGATTATGCGCGGAAGTTTGGTTGGATGAAGAGAAACTTAATTCGATTGCTCCTGAAATACTTGAAGACATCACAAATAATAAACTTATTGAAGTTAGCGTGGGGGTATTTTCGGAGGAAGAGGAAGAAAAGGGTGTCTGGAACGGGGAAGAGTACGTAGCAAAAGCATACAACTATCGGCCGGATCACCTTGCCATACTTACAGAGTTCGTTGGGGCCTGTTCTTGTGAGGATGGGTGTGGTTTAAGAAACAACAAACAAAATGACATGATACAGGTATCAATCGAAGGCACATTAAAAGGTAAGGATCTTGTTCTTGAACTAAACAGGCAAGGTGTTGCCACACGGGCAATCGGTAATCATGCCGATGCTGGGTACAAAGAGAAGCTGGATGCTGTTTATTCGGCGTTACGGGCAGTAGATGGGGATGACTCTTACAGTTACTTGGAGGAGATGTTTGACACCTACTTGATATATAGCAAGAGTAGCAAAGGTGCTACCAAAATGTATAAACAGGATTATTCGTTTGAGAGCGGGAAACTTGAATTGACGGGAAATCCTGTTGAAGTCCATCGTAAGGTGGAGTATGTGACTAATGATTTGAATACTAACAAAAAGGAGGTAAAAATGAGTAAAGAATGCGCTCCTTGCATCAAAGAGAAGGTTGATCATCTGATTGCAAACAGTCAGGGTCGCTGGACCGAAGATGACAGGGAATTTCTTCAGACGCTCTCCGAAGCTCAGTTGGATAAAATGAAGCCAATTGAGACAGAGAAGGTCGTTGAGAAGAAAATCGAAGTGAACAAACT